CCACCGCACAATATATCCCCCCATTTTTGTCTTTGAACGTTTAGTTCATTTCACTCACTGATGCTACAATTGTTCATTTGATGGCTGTGCGTGAGTGATATAGGATCGCAACTCACTCACAAACATTCATCACTCTGGAGAAACAAATGAAAGCCATCATCACCCTACATCCAACATCCGACAGCAATCTTAACGACGTGATCGTTGTGAAAGGCAAACGGCTCGCAGTGAATCAGGCTGAAAACAACACTCTCATTGTCAGCGAAGACGGGCATGTCCTCGGTATCTATCCGAACGTTCGCAGCCTCGAACTCAAAGGCAAGCCAGCCCCCAAGGAAAACCAAAACGACCAAGGCATGCCATCGATCGCTGACCAGATCGCCGCCGCACTCAGCCGTAGTAGTCTGAGCGAGCATCTGAAAAACTGCATCGCGCATGGTATCCTCAAGGCTGAACAAATGGCCGACGAGAAATCGCAAGCGCGCTGGGCCGTAGAATCCAATCCTGTGGCCACAGCTCACCCGGACTTCGATGCCTTCATCAATTCCAAAATGACCTCCGAAGATTCTGCACAGTTCGGTGTCGCCGTGGCGCGGGCCGAACGTGACGCTAATCTGGAACGTGCGCTGCAAGCTGAACAGCGCTTGGCCGAGCTGGAAGCCGACATTGACGCCGATGCCCTGCCACAGGCCATGCAAGACCGTGAAATGCTGTATGGCCGCATTACCAAGTTGCAGGAGTTGATTAAACTTCAGCGCGATAGCACCACGCCTGATGACTCCTACATGCGCGGCCTGCTCAATGGCCTGATCTTGGGTGAGGCCACTATGTTGGAAGAACGCCCGATTTATATGGACCCGCCTGCTGTTCGCTCTGAAGCGATTGTTGATCCGAAAGCGTTCGATGCCAGTCCGGCGCTGGGCGCAGGAGTTGTTCTTGCTGATGAAGATGACAACACGCCGACAGTTGATAAGCGTGAGCTGAAAAAGAAATAATCACCTCGCTGTTCTCCAGACGGTGAGTGACGCCCTTGGCCGGGCACGGACATCCCCCCTGTGGATGGTTGCGAATCAGGGACTAACCCCGCCTAGTGCGGGGTTTTTTATTTCTGCTATTATGGTCGGGCTAGCGACGCGTTCCGCCCCGCAATGGGGATTCACGGACTTGACCTACACATTGACGCTGGTGTCCAGCAATGGCGCGCGTAGTTGACCATCTACATTTGCAATAGTAAGGCTCAGCCCTTTGAGCAATCGCGCAGGGTAGCCGTATAAGAAGCCGCTACCAATCTGTAAGTACCCAAAATCATTAGGAGGCTTGCCACATGACTACCCAAATCAAAGTGATTGCCCATTGCAGTTCTGACAAGCAGGTTCGCGTCAAACAGTTCGACGTCAACACCGGCGATGAGTCCGGGGTCTGGTTTCTGAATGATGGTGACCAGCGCGAGTACGTTGTTTTCGACGATCGCGCTATTTCGGTCTGCGAAGTTCTGAAAGAGGCACCAATTTCTGAGTGATACCGCCCGGCCGTCATGACATTATGACGTTAGGCCTCTCGGAAAGAGCCTTAACTAAACCTGTCCTGCTTCTCCTTAGCCGATTGTATGTCGACAGCGACCACTAAGTTGGCTATTGAAAGTATAAAAGCCCGGCCTTAAAACAGCCGGGCTTTTTCATGTCTGCGATTCCCGCCGAGCGGCAGTTGCTGACTCGCCGCCGATAGCCTAAGCTACTGGCAATTAGCCACCAGCAGTTGGAAGCCACCGATGGACGAATGGGTGACGTTATTTAAGAGCAATCCGCTTGTTGCAATTGGCGGTATGATCGTGGCAGGCGGTGCCTATCTGCTGAAGAACCGTAGCGAGAAAGCGGTCGATAGCAAAGAGGTACTGCGTCTTACTACTGCTTTGGAAGTTGTCATTAAAGAACGCGATGAAGAACGCGACCGGGCCGATGAGGCTTTCAAAAGACAACTTGAACTCACGGAACGTTTTTCCGATATGCGTGCCCAAAATGAGCGGCTGTTAGAACGCATGGAACAAGTCAGCAAACAAGTCGCCAACATGGCAGAAGACAATATTGCTTTGCGTGATCAAGTAAAGACTCTCACAAGTCAAAATCGTGAACTCTCTGAGCAAGTCAGACGCCTGCAATCAACTATTGACTCAGGTACTCCGCGATGACAAAAATCGACAGCCCACGCACTCGCAGCAGGAAGCTGTGGGACAAGCACGGTAGCTGGTTAATTCTGATCTTTGTGATCGGAGTTGCTTTCAATGGCGGCGTTGAATGGCAGTCGTACAAAACCCAGAGCATCGTCGAGACCATTGTTGTATCTGGCAAGGTCGAGCGTGACGAACTCCGCGTTCGCCTGCGCAGCGTGATCGATGACAATTTGCGCATGGCCCGGCAGTTGGGGCCAGCCGTCGAGCAGGCTGCAACGGCCTCTCAGGAAGCCAGCAAGGCTGTCGAAAAGGCAGATGAAACTTTAACCAAAGCAAAAGAACTCATTGAGGCCAACAAATGACCGAGACTCGCGGCGTTCGCAATAATAACCCGGGCAATATCGACTATAACAAGGCCAATGCATGGCAGGGCCAGTTGGGGCTTGAACTCAACGTGCCTAAGCCTCGCTTTGCGCGCTTCGACGAGCCTGAAAATGGTATTCGTGCGCTGGCTAAGTTGCTTTTGACCTACCAGAATAAGCACAAACTGAAAACCGTGCGTCAGATCATCGATCGTTGGGCGCCGCCTGTTGAAAATGACACCGGGGCATACGCCAACCAGGTCGCTAAGTTCCTCGGCGTCGGCCCTGATGAACAAGTCGACATCAATAAGCGTTCGACGCTCACCATGATGGTCGTTGCGATCATCAAGCACGAAAACGCAGGCTATGCCTACCCGGCTGGCGTGGTTCTGGAAGGCGTTGAGCGGGCATTGAAATAATGTTTGCCAAACTCAAGGTTTACTTGATTGGTGGGGCCGTCATTGCGGCCCTTATCTTTGTCAGCAGTCTACTGTGGCAACTGCATTCCATTTCTCTGGCCCTATCGGCCAGCCAAGCGGCTGAAAAGCTGGCCACAGCGCAACGTGACCAAGCGTTAGACGCGAACAAGGCGAATACCGAAGCTTTGCGCACTTTGGCATGGTATCGTGCTGCTGATGCGGCCCGGGTCGAGCAGTTGGCACAAGAACTTGAATCGCTGGATAAGAAATACAACGATTCTGTCGCAAATCGCGAAAAGCTCAAAAAGGATCACCCTGATGTCAAAAGTTTTCTTGAGCTTGACATTCCTCCTGCTCTGCGCGTGCAATCCAAGCGTAAAGACTGAGGTTGTTACAAAAACTGAACTGGTGTATGTTTATCCAGACGCTGGACTGCTGGTAGTTTGCTCGCCAGCATATGTCAAGGATGAACTAAAGGTTCAGGATATCTATGATAATCGTGATGCCTATCATAATGCGGCTGACAAGTGTGCAAAGCGTATGAAGGATATCATCGACTGGTACAAGGAATCGCGTTCCCGGCAACAATAGTAGATGTTAAGATTTAGCATCTTGTTAAAGGGAACATCCAATGAGCGAACTAAATCCGTGGGATGAGGGCTATGAGGCCCCAGTCTTTGACGCCAAGGCTTTGCGCTCGGCTGTTGGCCGCACTGCTGGCCTTGCTGCACAAAAAGCCAAGCGTGAGAAGACGCAAGCCATTCTTGACGGCACACTTGACGTCAGCGATGAAAAGGCGATGGCCGCAGTTGCAAGCAAACTATCCAAACGTCTCGAAACTCGAACCGAAGAAAACCTGAGCGACACTGAAAAGCTTCGCTATCAGGAGTTTGCGGTTGAGTATATGAAAGACATGGACCCGACCCTCGCATGGATTCGCGCAGGCGGCAAAATCAAGTCCGCGCATGTTCGCGGTCGCCAAGTGCTTCGCACCCCATACGTGCAGCAGTTGATTCAGCGGGTGGTTGATGGCCTAGAGCAAGAGAACCTGGTGACTGGTAAGCAGATCATCATGGGGCTATGGCGTGAGGCCAACTACTTCGGTGATGATGGCGGCGCAGGCTCTCGCGTTCGTGCTCTGATGGGTCTGGCGCGTATCAAGAAAATGGACGTTCAAGTCGTCGAGCAGAAGACGGTGCAGCACAACGTTATGGTTGTACCTCTTGGCTCTAGCGCTGATGACTGGGCTAAGGCTGCGCAGGAATCTCAAGGTGCGTTGAAAGCAGACGTGCGAACTTAAGGAGTTGGTATGTCGGCAGCGCAACCCGTAGAAACCAAAATCGTCTGGAAACCTCTAGCAGGTTCTCAGGCGCTTTTGATGTCATGTCCTTGCAATCATATTCTATACGAAGGAACTCGCGGCCCCGGTAAGACGGACGCGCAGCTAATGTTCTTCCGTAAGCATGTCGGAATTGGCTATGGTCGCTTCTGGCGCGGGGTCATCTTCGACCGGGAGTATAAGAACCTTGACGACCTTATTTCGAAATCGCTCCGTTGGTTTCCTCAGTTTTTCGATGGCGCTCGCTTTCTCTCGTCTCGCTCGGACTATAAGTGGGTTTGGCCAGATGGTGAAGAGTTGCTATTTCGCCAAGTCAAAAAGGCCGCAGACTACTGGTCGTATCACGGTCAGGAATTTCCATTCATTGGCTGGAACGAACTTTCGAAGTATCCGACATCTGAGATGTATGACGCTCTTATGTCCTGCAACCGTTCGTCGTTCATCCCAAGCGAGCACAGCCCGAACAAGGAAGCACCTCTACCGGAGATTCCACTGGTAGTTCTGGCGACGACTAACCCATATGGCGCTGGCCACAACTGGGTTAAGCGGACATTCATCGACGTTGCACCTGCTGGCGTAGTGGTCAAGAAAACCACTGACGTGTTCAACCCGCGAACGCAAAAGCGTGAGGACATCACTAAAACGCAGGTTCGTATCTTCGGCTCCTATAAGGAGAATATATACCTTAGCCCTGAATATGTTGCTGAGCTGGAAGGGATCACCGATCCGAACAAACGCAAGGCTTGGCTCTGGGGCGACTGGGACGTAGTTGCGGGTGGCGCCTTCGATGACGTTTGGAATGAGGCGGTGCACATTATCCCTCGCTTCAAGATCCCAAAAGGCTGGCGTCTGGATCGCTCGTTTGACTGGGGTTCTACGCACCCATTTTCGGTCGGCTTCTGGGCCGAGGCAAACGGTGAAGAGGCCACGTTCCCTGATGGGCGTACCTTCTGCCCACCTCGCGGATCGCTGGTTCGTATTCATGAACATTATGGCTCTCTGAACCTTGGAACGAACCGCGGCATAAAGCGCTCATCCACTGATGTGGCCAAAGACATTGTGAAGTTGGAAAAGCAGTTGCTCGCTGAGGGTTGGGTCGAGGGCAAGTTCCGTCCGGGGCCTGCGGATGGTCAGATTTATCAAATGACTGACAAAGGTTCTGAAACGATCGCCAAGAAAATGGAAGATCAAAAGGTTACATGGGTTCGTGCTGACAAGTCGAAGGGTAGTCGTAAAATCGGCTTAGAACTAGTTCGCACCGCTTTGGAAAATGCGTTGCGGGGTGAAGGGCCGGGTCTATATATTATGGAACATTGCACGGCAGCAAGATCAACACTTCCAACACTGCCACGTGACGACGACGATCAAGATGACATCGACACCGATGCTGAAGACCACGCCTATGATGACATTCGCTATCGGGTAGTGGCCGGAAGCAATCGAAGTGCAACTGTCATTCATGCCAAGTTCAGGAGTTAAGCCCCATGCCAATGTTGCCGCCACAATCTGACGCGCCAATTGCCAGCAATGTTGATTTTGTGCGCCCAGAAGTAGTGGCCGCTGGCCCTCGCTGGAAAGTCGTGCGCGATTGCCTGACCGGCAATGATGCGGTTAAGCGTGCCGGGCGTTTGTACCTTCCGATGCCCAATCCGACCGACACTAGCAAAGAGAACTGCGGGCGATACGACAACTACAAAGAGCGAGCGGTTTTCTATAACGTGACCCGCCGCACTGTCGATGGTTGGAACGGTCAAGTCTTCAGCCGCGAACCAATCTCGCGCTTTCCTGATCAGATGGACGACGTGTGGTATGACGTTGATGGCGCGGGCACTTCTATCGACCAGCAAGCCAAGCTTGCTCTAGGCTCGGTGATGGGCTATGGCCGGGGTGGCTTGCTCGTAGACTATCCTCATACCGAAGGGCCGCTCACCATCAAGGAGATTCGTGACGGCTTCATTCGTCCAACCATCCATTTCTACTCACCAGAAAGTATTATCAACTGGCAGATGCGAAAGATCGGTGCGACTTATGTACCTTCGCTTATCGTCCTGAAGGAAACGACCAGCGGCGTTGCGAGTGATGGATTCAGTATCGTCAGCAATAACCAATGTCGCGTTCTTCGCCTGACTGCCGATGAGCGCTACCAGATCGAAACGTGGGTTAAGGCTGAGAAGGATGACATCTGGCAACTCCAGAGTCGCTATTACATGATCGATCCAAACGGTCGTCCGGTAAACCGCATTCTCTTTTTTCCGTTGGGGATCGGTCAGAACAACTTCAATATTGACTTGAGTCCGACTTATGACTTGGCGATGCTGAACATTGCGCATTACCGCAACTCTGCCGACTATGAAGACTCATGCTTTATGGTCGGTCAGCCTACCCCGGTGGTCGCTGGCGTGACCCAAGAGTGGGTTGAAGAAGTGTTTAAAGGCACTATTGAGTTGGGCAGCCGTGCTGTAATCCCGCTCCCTGTAGGCGGCAATGCGATGCTGCTTCAGGTCAACCCGAACAGTATGACTATGGAAGCAATGCGGCACAAAGAGGCGCAGATGGTTGCCCTCGGCGCTCGCATCATCAAGGACGATTCTGTTAGCAAGACTCTTGGTGAGTCGCAGATGGATGAGGCCGGTGACGCTTCGATCCTCGCAACTGCGGCCAAGAACGTTTCAACGGCCTACAGCAAAGCCTTGCAGATTTGTGGCTATCTGATGGGCATTGGCGGCAAGCGTGAAGACTTCCAGTATCAACTCAACACCGATTTCCCTGCTGCACGCCTGACTCCAAACGAACGTGCTCAGCTTATTCTTGAGTGGCAAGCCGAGGCTATCAGCCAGTCCGAAATGCGCGCCGGGCTTCGCCGAGGCGGCGTTGCAACTTTGGATGATGAAGTTTATCGCGAAGAGGTTAAGAAGTTCCCGCCGCCAGAAGACAAAGAAAAGATTCAACAAGGGCAGGCCGACAATCGCCCATTGAATCAAGGTTCGGGCGGCGGCAACCAAGCGGGTTCATAGGTACTCAAAATTAAGTTGATTCTGCAACAAGGATGTAGCAGAATTAGCCACAGTGGATGTTCCACTTTATTCAACTAATCGGTGTCCGATACCATGGCTTTGAAAAAACTGATCGACGCAGCAGCATACGAAAAACTCGACGAAGCTACCAAGGCGTTGTACGTCAAGGCTGGCGATGGTTACAAGGTTGACTTGGAAGGTGATGAAGGCCCTACTCAGGCTGACATCGACAAACTCAAGCAAGCCAAGGACCACGAGAAGGATGCACGGCTTGCCGCCGAACGTGAACTCAAGGCTTTGAAAGCCGCAGGTGAGGGTAACAGCACCGAAGCTGAAACCCTGAAAACGCAAATCGAGGACTTGAGCAATCGTCTCTCGGCTCGCGACAACGCACTCAAAAAGAGCGCGCTTGAAGCCGCATCGGCAGCTGTGACTGCAAAGTCGAAGTTTCCGAACGTGATCAAGCCGCACGTAATGGGGCGCCTGCAAGCGGACATCAACGAAGAAGGCAACGCGGTCGTGGTGATCCTCGGTGCCGACGGTAAGCCGTCGAAAATGACTTTCGACGAACTGACCGCAGAGTTTCAGAAAAACAAGGAATTCGAAGGCCTCATGTTGGGCGCCTCGTCTTCCGGCGGTGGTGGCGGTCAGCCACCTGCTGATGGTGCCGTAAAGGCACTGAAAGATATGTCGGAGTCCGAGCGTGTCGCTATGGCAAAGTCCGATCCTGACGGTTTTAAGGCGCTGAGCCAAGCCGCAACCCCAACTGCATAAGGATTACCTATTATGGGCCGCGTTACGATTGATGACGTATGGGTACCGGAAGTTTACGCCAGCTATGGTGACGTGAACTCCATCGAAGCCACTGCATTCATGCAGTCCGGCATCATGACCGCAAATGCGCTGTTCGACGAACTCGCCGATACCGGCCGTACCGTCGAGATGCCGTTCTGGAACGATCTGGACCACAGCGTCGAGCCGAACTACTCCAACGATAACCCGTCGGATCTGGCGGACATCGAAGGTATCGACATGGGCGAGATGTATGCCCGCGTTGCATTCCTGAACAACGGCTGGGGTTCCGCCGACCTGGTTACCGAGCTGACCGGCACCGAGCCGCTGCGCAAGATCAAGGAAAAGACCGGGCGCTACTGGCAGTATCAGTTGCAGCACCGTCTTGTGGCCATGGCCAGCGGTCTCTACAACGCCAACCTCGCGCAGAACGACGGCGACATGATCGTCGACCTGTCCGCCGCTGCCGGTGCCACTCCGACTGCTGCGAACAAGTGGAGCCTGTCCGGCTTCATCGACTCCATCATGCAAAAAGGCGATCGTGCCCAAATGCCTGCGGCGATCATTTGCCACAGCGTCATCTACGGCACCATGCTGAAAGACGACATCATCGAAACGCGTGAGCCGTCGACTGGCCGCCTGCTGTTCGCGACCTACAAAGAGTCGACCAAGATCGTTATCGACGATGGCGTACCAACCATCGGCACCGGGCTGGCTCGCCAGTATGTGACCTTCCTGTTCGACTCCGGCGTGATCGGCTTCGGACGCGGTACTCCGAAACATCCTACCTCGGTTTCCCGCGTGGAAGAGGCTGGTAATGGCGGCGGTATCGAAACCATCTGGGAGCGCCGCACTTGGATGCTGCACCCATTCGGTTACACGTGGACCAACAAGCAAGTCACCGGGCCGGGCAAGTCGCCTACTTGGCGTGACCTGCGTCATGCTCCGAACTGGTCGCGTATCCTCGACCGTCGTATGATCGGTCTGAGCTTCATCGTAACCAACGGCTAATGATGTGGGGCTTCGGCCCCGCTTCATTCCACCATTCGGATTCAAGAGGTATATGACATGAAAATTGCAGTTCTTGGTTCTGGCCGACTCTTCATGCATGGCGTTGGTGCCGGTCTGATGATGGCCGCGCAACCTTTTCCTGAAGCTGGTAACGGCGCAGGCCTCGACGTGCCTTGGGTTGCTGGCCAGCCCCTGACCACTGAAAAGCAGCCCGAGCCGGGCGAAATCGGTATCAGCCCATCGTCCGTTCCGGTCGTAGTGGCAGATCCTGCGGTCTATCGCGTGCCTCGCACCGATGAGCCTGAAAACCCAGTTCCAGAAACCACCGAGCGCGTTGCCGAAGCCCCGCGCCTGCACGCAGTCGAAGGTCGCGATAAGTGGGTCACCACCCCGCTGACCGTGATTCTGGCTGAGCAGAAGATGTTGCAGCAGCAGATTGCCAATCCGGTGCAAACCGTGGCAGTCACTCCTGGTACCTCGACCGGCGCTGTCGCCAGCACCGTACAACTGACCGCAACCGCAACTCCAGCCGCAGCGGTTCAGGGCGTCACCTGGTCTACCAGCGATGCCACCAAGGCTACCGTCAGTCAGACCGGCCTGGTAACTCGCGTTGCTACCGGCACCGCGACGATCACCGCCACCTCCAAGGCGGACGGCACCAAAAAAGGCACTTCCGCGATCACCATTTCGTAAGTGCTGCCGCCTCGCCTTATTTGACTGCTATGGATGGCGGTTGAATATGGCGGGGCTCTTTTTTATCTAGGGGTAGTATATGGCTCTCATTGTTGAAACTGGCGAAGGGCTTTCGAACTCGAATACCTATGCTACTGTTGCCGAGCTGGAACAGTATGCGGCGGATCGACTTGAAACTTTGCCTGACGATGGTAAAGAGTCTTTGTTAATTCGTTCCATGGATTACCTTGAGGCTATCACCGATTGGAAAGGTGTTCGCTTCTCTGCTGAGCAGGCACTTGCATGGCCTCGCACCGGCGTTTATATCGACGGCTTCCCGCTTGGGAAAAACACAATACCGACTTTGCTGAAACGCGCTCAAATGCAACTTGCGATTGAGGCGATGTCGTATGACCTGATGCCGTCGACTGACGGCTTTGCTGTGGCCAGCGAAAAGGTTGACGTCATCGAAGTCGAATATGCCACTGGCGGACGACTTAGCGGTTCAACCGCACCAGCAGTACCTCAGTTTCCAAAGGTGGACGCCTTGCTTGGGCCTCTTCGCCAATTGATTGGTATGAAGATTCGCGGAGTACGGATCTGATGGCCGGGAAGTTCGATTACGCGCGTCTGGCGAGAACTGCACAGCGCTTGATTGATCGTTTCGGTAAAGTCGAAAAGATCACCGGTTATGTCGACGTACCTAACGTTGATCAACCGAATCGCCCAGGTACAAGAACTCTCATCGATCAGGATACCAATTGCGTCTTTCTTGATATCGACGCTAAGCATGTTGATGGTACTTTGATCCGCTCTGGCGATATGAAAGTGTTGGCTTCGCCGATGGGTATGACTCTTGATCCGCAAATGACTGGGACGATCACCCGGGGTGACGAAATCTGGTCTATTGTCAGCATCAAAGAACTTAACCCGGGCGGCATCAAGTTGCTTTACACTATTCAGGTGCGCAAATGATCCTTGACCCGTCAATAGCTCGCGATCAGATGGCAGACATGATGATCGCTGCATGGAATGCTGCCGATTGGGCTGCTTATGGCCTCACGGCGGCGCCTGAGATTGAATGGCAGGGCCGTGGGGGCGATCAGAAGCAATCGCCCAGCCTTCCCTATGCCATCTGGCAAGCACGGCATTCTGGCGAGAGCCAAGCAGGCCTAAGCGATCAGATCGGTAACCAGTTATGGGAACCTATCGGCCTCATCATCGTTCAATGCAAAGCGCCTTTAATTAAGGGCAACGGGTTTGAAGTTGCCGAGCGCATGGCTATAATCGCAAGGAACGCGTACCGCGGTAAACAGACGCCGGGTTGCATCTGGTTTCGTAACGCACGCATCGAGGAAGTCGGCCCAGACGCTGGTTGGTTTCTTTTCAATGCATACATTGAATTTGAATATAACGAGGTAGGCTGAAATGGCTGACTGTCCAGTAAACAAAATTGACTCTAACGTAGTCGGCCTCGCTATTGCTGAGGAAGTCTGCCCCGGTGTTTTGCCCGGCGAACAGGGTCAGCCAGGTGTACCAATCTGGCGCACCATGGAGCCGAACAGCTATGCTGATTTCGGTTCTGAAATTACCACTGTTGCTCGTAACCCGATCAGCCAAAGCCGTTCTAACCAGAAGGGTGTTGTGACCGATCTGGAAGCGACTGGCGGTTTCAACCAAGATTTGATGCTGGCGAACATTGTTCGTCCGCTTCAAGACTTCTTCTTCGCCAATCAGCGCCCGAAGGCAACCACGGTCAACCTGAATGCCGCCCCGGTCTACGTGACCGCAGTAGCAACTGCAACCGGTTATGCCGTAGCTGGCGCCGCAACTCTTGGCTTCAAAACCGGCCAGTTGATCTTCGCCAAGGGTTTCGCAAACGCAGCAAACAACGGCCTCAAGACCGTCGATACCGCCAGCGGCACTGCGATCAAACCAGTCGAAGCTCTGGTTGCGGAAGCATCCCCGTCGATGTCGGCTGAAATCTCCGCGGTGGGCTTCCAATTCGCTGAAGGCGATTTGACCGTTGTGACCCCAGTTGGCGATCTGCCCCGACTTGTGGCCACAGCAGCAGACTTCACCACCATGGGCATGATCCCGGGTGAATGGATTTTCCTCGGCGGCGATGGTGCGGCCACCCAGTTGGGTGCAAACGTCGGCTTCGCTCGTGTGAAAAGCATCGCTGCGAAAACATTGATCCTCGACAAAGTCAACTGGGCACCTGTCGCGACTGATGGTGCTGCGAAAACCGCGCGTATTTTCTTCGGCGATGTTCTGCGTAACGAAACCGATCCGGCGCTCATCAAGTATCGCACCGTGCAGCTTCGCCGGACTCTGGGCAGTGATGCCGATGGCGTTCAGTCTGAGTACCTGATCGGCGCTTTCGCAAACGAGCTGACCGTGAACATGCCGCAGGCTGACAAGATCAACGTTGACCTCGGCTATATCGCGATGGATAACGTGCAGCGCACCGGCGCACAAGGCTTGAAGCCGGGGGCAACTGCCCCAATCGAACGCAGCGACGTTTTCAACACGTCTTCTGACTTCGCACGCATCAAGCTGGCCGCAGTCGATCCGGTCAACGGCAATCCGAAACCACTGTTCAACTTCAGTACCGAAATGTCGCTGGTGATCAACAACGGCATCACCATGAACAAGGCACTCGGCGTGCTCGGCGCCTTCGCGGCATCGGCTGGCAACTTTGTTGTTTCCGGTTCGATCACCGCCTACTTTGCCAGCGTCGAGGCGGTGCAGGCGGTAAGGAACAACTTGGACGTGACTCTCGACTTCATTTCGGTTAAAAAGAACACTGCCATGTTGTGGGACATCCCATTGCTGACCTTGGGCGGGGGCCGCGTGACCGTTGAGCAAGATAACCCTGTCATGGTTCCGCTTGAAAATATGGCAGCAGAGTCTGAATTTGGTCATACTCTGTTGTTCCAATCCTTCAAATACCTTCCGAACATCGCCGACACCAATTGAGAGACTGATTATGTCCAGCCTGTATCAAACGTTCAAAACCGACAAAAATCTGGAAACCGCAGGTGTTGACCTCAGCTACGGCGAGAACAGCAAAGGCGAAGAAATGCTGATCACCATCGCCCGTGCTGGCGGTAGTAACAAAGCTTTTCAGAAAGCGATGGCTGCGAAAACCCGCCCCCTGCGTCGACAGATCGAAACCAACACTGCTTCTGAAGACGTGTTGAACAAAATCGTAGTCGAAGTTTATGCCGAGACTGTGGTACTCGGCTGGAAAGGTATTGAAGATGAGAAAGGTAATGACCTGCCATTCTCGAAAGAAAACGTGATCAAGCTGTTCACTGATCTGCCTGATCTGTTCACTGACGTTCGCGGCCAAGCACAGGAAATTTCGATTTTCCGTGCTGAAATCATGGAAGGTGTAGCAAAAAACTAACCGAGGTCTTGATCTACGATCTTGAGCAGGGAAAGACAGAGGAAGTCATTCTACGGCAATGCGTCAGGGAGCGGTTACCAATTCCTGACGCAATTGCCAATGCTCCAGAGATGGGTCACGGCCTAGACTTCTACCTCGCTGCATACGTTGAGCTGAGTAGTTGCAGAGTGCAGGACGGCTTAATACCATGGACGGCCATTGCTAATTACTGCATAGCTCACGACTTGGATTCGGAGATGTGCGACGAGATAATGTTTATTGTCCGGCGGGTAGATACGGAAATACAAAGCTACCGATTTGAGAAAGAAAAGGCCAAAGCAAAAAGCGATGGCAAAAATCGGACTAGGTCGTAATGGCAAATGATTTAAACTACCTAGCCCGCCGAATGGGACACTATGCAAAGCAAGTGGAGCGCAATGCTCCGCTTGCAGTCCGACTTGTAGCCACATCAATCGCCCCAGTTCTTGTTTATGCCACTCCGGTCGATACCAGTCGTGCCCGGGTCAACTGGCAGGCTGCAATTGCGAGCGTGCCTAGTGGTGTACTCTTCCCTTATCCTGATAAGCCTCCCTCCCCGGATTATGGCGGCGCGACTGCCACTTCTCAAATAATCGGGACGGCAAAGCTTTATGCAGGGGGTTCGTATATCGCAATTGCGAACAACACCCCCTACATCCAGAAATTGAACCAAGGTAGTTCTGCTCAAGCCCCAGCCGCTTTTGTACAGCAGGCGGTAATGGTCGGAATCAGATCGTTGCACGGATTCAGGGTATTACGCGATGGCAACTGAAAACATTATCATTCAGATCCGCGAAGATGGATCACGAGTGGTTAGCCGGAATCTTGAGCAAATCGGAACCGCCTCGCGCAGTTCGCAAAGTGCTGTCGATGATTTGAAGTCTACCCTTCGCGGTCTGGCCGGGGCGCTTGCGATCAATGAAATACGCAAGTATGCTGATATCTGGACTCAGGTGCGGGGCAAGGTCAATATCTTCACCCACAGCGCTGATGAAACCGCGCAGGTGATGGAACGCCTATTCAAAATTGCTCAAGATACCCGCCAGCCAATCGAAGGCGTGGGCAACGCATTCCACCAACTTTCTATTGCAGGTTCGGCGCTGGGTGCTAGCCAAGAGCAATTGCTGACCTTCACGCAAGCGGTAGGTAATGCGCTTGCTGTACAAGGCACGGATGCCAATACCGCCCGCGGTGGTATTCTACAGCTCGGTCAGGCAATGAACGAGGGTATCGTTCGAGCGCAAGAATACAACTCGATGATCAACGCAATGCCGATCGTCCTGAAGACTGTTGCTAATAACTTGGAAGGTGTCGGCGGTAGTCTTGCTAAACTACGTCAGCGTATGTTGGATGGCAAACTCTATTCCAAAGACTTTTTTAACGCCTTGCTGAAAGGTGCACCTGAACTGGCGGCACTCTTCGATAAGTCCGGTAAGACTATCGGTCAGAGTTTGACCATTATTCGAAACGGATTTATTCGCTATGTCGGTCAAGTTGATGAGGCCTACGGGGTCTCGCAAAAGTTCTACGAGTTGGCGCGCTTTGGTGCTGATAACATCGACCATATTGCACGCGCTCTGATTGCAGTCGCAGCGCCTTCAATCCTCAAAGGCCTGTGGGGCGTAGTAGGCGCTATGCGGGCCATGGCCGTAGCTGCCGCCGCCAACCCTTACACGACCCTTGCAGCGGCCATTGTGGCCACCGTTACAGCTGCGGCCCTTTATCGCGACGAAATCATTCTGATTGAAAAGGAACAGGTCAGTCTTGGTGACTATGGGCGGGCTGCATGGGGGGTCATCACCGAATACGCAGGCATTGCAGTTGACTACATTGCTGAGAACTTCCCTAGAGCTTTGGAAAAGGCAATGGGCAACATCATCGGTATTCAAATCGCCTTTGATGATGTCACAGCGTTCATTCGCAAATGCGTAAACCTCTGGATCGGCTTGTTTGTTGCTTTGCCGCAACTGTTTGTGAACGTTTGGAAGAACGTACCTGGTCTGATCTATAACATCTTCAATAGCATGTTTAACAGCCTGAAGGGTCAAGCTGCGGACTTGATCAATGGCTTCGGTGATGCGCTTAACCCGCTGATGGCAAAGTTTAACCTTGGTAAGATTGCTTCGGTTAGTTTTGAACAAACCAAACCTATGATCGTTCAGAGCTGGACGCAGATGGCGACCGAGATGGGCGACATCATTAAAACCAGCGCTGGGACCGATTATGTCGGCCTTGCTGGCGATGCGCTGGATAAGCTTACCGAGCGGGCGAAGCTGGCCGCAAAAGCTCGCCACGAGGCCGAGAAAAAGAACATCATCGATCTAAGCGCCGGTGGTGGAGATGGTGAAAGCTTTGCTGGCAAAGACAAGGGTGCCGACAAAGCTGCCAAGGCTGCGGCTAAAGAACGTGAGCGTTTCCTAAAGGATATGCAAACAGAGTCGCAGGCGATTGAAGCCGAATACGCGAAACGCAATGAAATGATCATCAAGTATACCACTGCAGGTACTGATGAGCGCCTACGTCTGCAACGTCGATCTGACGAGATGTATGCCAATGATCAGCGTGATCTGCTGCAAAAAATGACCGGGGCAGTTGAAAGCGAAAGCGAGAAACTTAAACAAATTTACGCCAAGCGCACCCAATTGATTCTTGAAAACACTGAGGCTGGCAGCAAAGCCCAACTTGATATGTTGGCGAAACTGCGAGTCCAGCAAAAGAAAGACGAAGATGAAATTGAAGCTTCTAAACAAGGCCGCATTGATGCTCTGAGCAAAGACCTGCTGACTGAAGAACAAACGATTATCCAAAGCTACCAGCGGCGTAATCAGGCTATCATGCAGTCGCTCGATTTGAGCGAACAGCAGAAAACTGAGTTCCTCGCCCGTAGTGAAGCTGTCCGAAATGAAGAACTGTTGAAAATCAACGGAACGTTCTGGGAAAAGTACCTGATTGCTGCAAAAGAGAATCTAACATCGTTTAATGATTTGGCCGAGACGGTGACCAATAATTTCAGCTCAAAGTTCGGGGCTGCGGTTGAGGCAATGGTCTTTGATTCGCAAACCCTCTCTGAAGCAGTTGCCACAATGGCAGAGGGTATGCTGCGCTCGGTCGTCAGCGCATTGGGCGAAATGGCTGCGCAATGGCTTGCTTATAAGTTAGTCCAATTGCTTGTGGGCAAAACTACGCAGGCTTCGGCCATCATCCCTATGGTTGCAAACGCACAGGCGATGTCGCTTACTGCTGGTATTAACGCATTCGCGTCTACTGCGGCAATCCCTATTGTCGGCCCAGCTCTGGCCCCGGCTGCTGCGACTGCGGCTATTGCTGCCACCTCACCTATGGTTGCGGCAGTCGCTGGCGCTGCGACTTCTGGGCTTGCTGGTATGGCCCACAGCGGTATCGATAACATCCCGAAAGAGGGTACGTGGTTGCTAGATAAGGGCGAGCGGGTCGTGGATAGTCGGACGAACGCAGACCTGAAGGGTTACCTGTCTGACCGCAATTCGGGTAGTGGCCCTAGCAATGTCGTGAACATCGGGGTTATCATCCACAATAATGCAAGCGACAAAGTTAATGTTAGCACTGAATCGAGTCAGGATGATGAAGGTGACCCGCAACTTGAGGTCTATATCGACCATATTGAGGATGCATTGGCGGCACGGGTTGGTTCTGGTCGAGGCTCATTGAACACTTCGATTTCGCAGTCCTTTAACGTCAGCCGCAAAGCGAGAAACAGCTAATGGCTACCGACGTCAATTTCCCTTCAGTGATGCCATTGCCGGTAAGGGATGGCTATGGTCGCCAGTACGATCAAGATTTGAACCTGGTCAAGATGGACGACGGTGGACATCGTCGCCGTCGCCGTTTTGTTGATCAGCAGATGAACATCGGCCTGACATTTAAACTGAATGACACACAATTAAAAATCTGGGAAGGGTTTGTTAAATACGAATGTAATTTCGGTGCGAAAAGCTTTAACCTGAAGTTCATCCCAAGCGAGCCCGCACGGGAAGTGCAATTAACAGAAGCGGCCCGGGTCGAAGCTGACGGTAATGATTGGAAAGTGTCAGCCACGATTAAAATGATCGTGGCTGGCCCGACCCCGGTCAGCAATATTACCATGCCCCTGTGGCCAACTAATATACCCCTTCCGATCAAGAGTAGTTACAACTATCAAATTCAAAACTTTCCTTACCAAGATAACTTTTCCGAGGGAGGTAAAGCGAATGCCCGTAATCGTTTTACAACCAAAGAAGTTAAATTTTCAACAAGTTTTATTCTGACTCAAGCCGAGCGTGATTTATTCTGGATATTTGTACGTCAAACTTTGCTTGACGGCACATTGCCTTTTGTGATGCCATTCTACAACGCCATGGGCGTAAACCCGATCAAGGTTTACCTACTGGAGCTTCCGAAAGAAACCGAAAGTGGTTGCAATTATGGTATTGAGTGTGCAATGGGTACCATTTATGCACCTACCGTGACGCAGGCTGAATACATTGACTTGATTGATGGTACTCTGATTGGCGACTAT